CTTTTGCCTCAACATAAAGAGCGTATTCCATTCCTGCAAAAACAATTAAATAAATTCCTTCTTGCGGCCCCTCTGCAACTTTCGATTTAAGAAAATCCGCGGCTGATGCTTTGCCCTCTGCCGAATCACCCTCAATCTGAAAAGATACTGTTCTTCCATCCTTCACAACTGAATAGCCAATTGATGAACGAAGATTCCCAGTTTGATCTTGATAAGTACTAATAGAACGCGCTGCATTCACAAAATCATCACCGATGTAAGCCATTGCCTCAATGAACTTGCCTTCTTGTTCTCTTGCGAATTTCTCTAAATCCCCAACAATAGTAGCATTTGAAAATAAAGGCTTTAAACCCATATCTCGTAATTCAAATTGTAATTATGCTCTTGCAAAACAGTGTACTCGACACTACCGCTACGAACTTTTCCGCCCTTCACAACTCCAGTATTAACTTTAGTAAACAGTGAATATGTTACAGGAATATTGTCTCCAGTATCTACAGAAACAAATCGCCCGGATGAAGTCTGAACATCGCATTCAAATTCAGTCCATACCTCAGTCGCGGCAATTGGATCACCATTTTCATCCTCACCTCCGCCGGAAGTAGTTAAATATTCCCACTTATATCCGTATCTGTTTACCATTTTGTCGATCCTACTGTTGCCGATCCATTGCTCAAATAAATACCATTCGCATTCAAAATCTGCTCCGCATTCCTTAACAGTTGCGTCCTTGCACCCGCCGAAAGACTTTCGGAAGTGCGCCCCTGCGAATAGTTCGCAGAGGTAACACTCTCAATCATTCCGTAAGCTCCGGAAACAGCATTTTCATCATCAAAAGTTGGGTCAAGTCCTTTTGATTTTAATACAAAAGTTGCTCGATCCGCATTAGGATAATAAATTTGAAATGCTTCTGAATTTGTCATATTACTATGATGCTACGTCAGTTTTCATTATTGCAATTGAATTTGCTTTATTCAGCACCGGGAATGCACTAAGTTCACCTTCTGTAAACTCATTACCATCCATATCGGAATATTTAGACAGCAGCACATTCATTGAAGTAGCATAAGTCTTTACCTTGTTAGGTATTCTCTGCTCATTCGCGTAAGTGCGTAATACATCACCGTAGTTATTATCTACAGAAAACGAAACCCTATTGTCTGCGAAAGGTCGGATAGTTGTGTAAGTTCCGGCTTTTGTTTCAATAGTTACAGGCGCATTAATTATCTCGATCAAAGGTAAATCAACTGATTCTAAGAGATCATTTACATCTTTTACACCTAAAAACTTAGCTGACTTAACCTCAACTACTTTATCTGATTTTTTAACTTCAAATCCAAAAGCCTCTTTAAATTCAGCAGTGGCAACCATTAGATTAAACGTTGCCCGGCTCATCTTCATGATGTTGAATTGAACACCTTTGCCAATCCATGCGTCAACAACCGTTTTAATGTCCGCTACTGGAGTAGCAGATGCAGCATTTGACCAAACAGTAGATACTGTATTTTGCTCGATGCCCCAGTCTAATGAACTATTCCATACAACGCCTTTCGGATTATTGGAAGCAGTGGAAGTCATGACACCAGTCGAAATTGCTTCAAGAAACAATCTATCAATGGTTTTATGTGGTCCCAAGGTTGCACGCTTCATGTCAGGCACTAAGAAGTTTATTAACTCCGTTGGCGAAATACCTAATTTCCCTACATTGTCTTGAAGCTCCAGTAAGTCACGAACTTCGCGCTTGCTCATCTGGTACTTGTTACCCATCGTGGGTATCTCACCGTTCAATTTTGAAACAGTCGGGCGAACCGCTAACGGTTTTCCTGAACTGAAATCAATAACAGAAGCGGCAGGGCTGTTTTCCATAACACCCAAAACGGCTCTCCAATCTAAAGACAAGGTAAATTTGTCATTCAGATAATTTTGCCATACAGGTTGCTCAAATGTTTCAGCAATCGGGTCGATTAAAAGTTGAAATTCCTTACTATCTTCCAGAAGTCCAACCAGTGTATTTTGATAACTCATTTTTTTAAATTTTTAGTGGTTAAACAAATTGGAAATATTGACCGTTTGCATTCAGCGCGGTCTTAATCTCAGCAGAAACAGGAGCCGGTAAATTGGCTTCGATAATTTCCTGAGCAGAAAGAATAGCGGTGAGAGTTGCTGAACCGGTTATCTTAGTGTTGTCACTTAATAACGCATTTGCAGCGAATAAGTAAGCAGCGTTTCCATCCGCCGCTACAGCCGCAGCCTCAAACAAAACAGTGTCAGCGACAAAAGCGCCTCCGTTAGTTGTGTGAGTCAAAATGTCATATTCCGCACTTGCAGTGTTAATAGCTGTAATCTCTACTGCTACTCCCTCTACTGCATTTGCAATAGCATCTCCAACAGTAAACAAACTACCTTTTGCAATTCTGGTAGCAGTAGTTGTAGAACCAGTAATGACAGTAGCAGTCTTAACTACTTCGGCCACGCGAGTAGTGTAGTTTACATTCAGCGGCAGACCTTTAAAAATCCATCCGGTTACACCCGATGCGGGCGTATTAGATGCCAGAGTAAAACCACCCTGCGATCTTTTGGCATCAATTTCATCCCATAAAATCTTATTTACAGGGTCTTTTGTTCCAATATTTAAATCCATTTTTTATTATTTTTTAATTTTCGTTTGCTTGTCTCGCCACTCTTCAGCGAGTTTCTTCGCATTTGAATTATTCCCACTCTTGCCGCCGCCAGGTGTGCCGAATTCTTTAATCCCTAATTCAGATAATTCTTCCTTATAAGATTTGATCTCGGCTTTGATTTCGGCTTCGGTTGCATCTGTTTTCAGCCCCTTAAAAATACGTGATATGTGTTTATCGTTCAAACCGTCGGCTTTTCCTAATTCATTCACTTTTTTTGTGAATGATTCAGTTTCATTCTTTGCCAGAAGTTTCTCGTTCTGCTCTCGAATCGTTTTTGCCCATTCCGGTTCTTCATTAAGAGGGTCTGGTTTCTTGTCGTCCTTATCCGGCTTCTTCTTATCCAATTTCTCCCTGTCAATTTTTGACTGTAAATCAGATTGTCGCTTGTCGCCATAAGTGCGAACCATCGTAGATAGCTTCTCGTCCTCCAACACGTCCTCTATTGTTTCAAAAGTACGTGGCTTAAGACCATCCAAAGTAGCATTCATTTGCTCCTCTGTGTCAAAACTTAAATTGCCAGCAAGTGTCGTTTCAAGTCCCCTTGATTCCAATCCTTGTTCAACAACTTCTTTTTCTAATGCCATAGTAAAAATAATTTAAATTTATATACAAATGTAATTAATTTTTTTATTTTTTACAATAAGCAAGTGAATTGATTGATTTCACCCGCCCTCTGCGTGAATAATTTCTTCATGAACTTCGCCGGGAAGTATTCTGTCATCCGTCATCGTAGCTTCAATCCAAAATTTCCAACCGCCTAAGACGGTTAAATATTCTCCGGCGGGCATATCATAAAACACTGTTTTCGAAACAGCATCATGTGTTGCTACCCACTCCCCCGATGTTATTCTATTGCTCCACTTGATTTTAACAGAAGCAATGTTGCCTGAAATTGTTGCATCAGTGTATGCTAATTCAATCCGTACGTAATCTTGTGTGTTAAATATTTTCCCCATCACGTTAATTTTGAAGTTCCTGATAAAGTCTGTGTTAATTCAGCAGTACCATCTAACGTCTTTGATAGCACACTATTCCCTAATAAAGTTTTTGTCAATTCACTCTTCCCATCCAATCGCTCAAATGATTGAAATGATTGAAAGGTAGCATCCCACGAATAAAAAGTGGAATCCCACGTAATGTCTGTTCTGTCAAATGATACTGCTTGTTGTGCCATTTTTGTTTTTTTTAATAACTGTTTTACAGTCTGCTTTTATTAGAGCTGTTCCCAGCCATAAACGCCGGGTTCCCATACATTATTTGCCGCCGTACTTTCCCATGTTTGCCCATTATACGTCACCTTATCCCCTATCTGGTAAGGGTTAGTTGATAAAGGCTGCACCCATTCGCCTATCTGTCCAGCAGGCAATATTTGTGTGTAAAGTGCTGGCAATTCATCAGGCCTCCAATCAAATTGTGAAGTGTGGCCTTGCACTACGTTATACAACTGCCCTTCATAATAGAATCTTTCCCCTGCCTCATAAGCCTTCTTAACTCGATAAGCCGGGAACAGTTCCGCATATTGCAATAAGTCTTCTTCTGCTGTTGCTTCCACCTCCACCTTCTTTTTTAATATTTGCCTGACAAGAGATAATGGAATATTTTCATCCATCATATCGGCTTCGAGGTTACGGCGTTGAATTATCTCTTCTTCAGTCAA